ATACTTCTTTTGGTTGTTCTCTCTTAACTGCAACATAACCAGATGTAGGTCCACATGACCAACCATGGTCTTTTGGTGTTGTCTTATCACCATCTTCATCAACCATCACATCCATAAGTGAGTGTGATTGGTCATCTTCACTAATCCAAGAAACCTTTAATGTAGCATTGTTCACACCTTTTTCATATGTGTCTCCGTTTTTCTTAATCATCTTAACAATGCCTTCTAGTTTAGCACCATGCATTACAAACTCTCTACTATTACCTTTTTCATTAGTAACAAGTATATCTTTCAACATGTGTTTGTCATCATCTGCCAAACCTGACATGACCATCATATCATACATTTGAAATGGTACTCTTGTCCAATCTCTAAAATAACATGGTATCTTATCTGCCACACCAGCATGATATACTTCATGCATTATACCTTGGTCGACAGCAGTTAAAACATCTGGTGTAAAATCTCTGTACAAGGCATTACAACCATATATCTTACCATGTTGTCTAAGATTTTGTAAACTATAATCTCTACGACTTTCGCCGTTACCTATACAGAATACTCTACCACCAGCCATGTGCAACCCCCAATCCAAATACATTGACTATTGCAAAGTAACCTACAAGTATAGTAGGCCATGCTAGTTGGCGTCTGTAGTGTGCATAGAAGGCTGTTACACTGCCGATAAAGAAACCAGGATATACTATTCGCATATCTGGATTATCAGCTGTAAAGGCAAGTGTCAAACTTGCACCAACTGTAAATATAAAACTCACTAATTCGAAATAGAAGGCCACCTTATCTGATTGATAACTTGATGACCAAAACTGTTTAATTTTATTCACTTTAACTCCCATAATAATGGTTTAATAGTCCTGTTGCATATACGAAAATAGCAACACCATTTAGAAATATCAATGCACGGTCATGCCATAACATTCCTACAATCAACCAACCGGTAACACCGATACCATGTATCACTATATTGAAAGGAAATATGTTTGCACTTGTTAATGCCATACCGACAATAATAAACATACTTGATACCCATTTAATATACCATGATAGGTCACCTTTTGGTGTAATCTTCTTAAAAACTCTTGTTGAGTTTAACTCTTTAATCTTATCGTCTAGTTTCTTTCGCACTTCTTCAACCATTAACAAATACCTCTTTCATAACCTCTCGCATCTCTACCATATTGTAATGTACAAATGGTTTCATTTTTATCAATTTCTTTTTCACATCTGGCCATACTATTTTCTCAGTAATTTCTTTATCCCATTTCTTACTAAATCCGATAACTTGGTCCATAATGTACAAACTTTGTATAGTAATTTTCTTTCTGAGATATAAGCGTAACAATCTAGGATGCTGCCCACTATTAGGCTGTAAAGCATTATCAAAAGAAAGATTGTTAGAAACAAAGTCATCATAACAAAGTACAGCATCGCTTCGAAAATTGTACCTATATGCGTCTTTATATTTCTTCCAATTCTTATACTCTTCTGTACCATCATTTCTTACTAAATCACCAATCCACTTATTAGAATTAACAAGGAAGTTACAAACAAAATAATCAACCACCTCTCGTTCATCAAATCTTTGAGATAGTTTATGAAAAAAGTGCCTATCGTTCCGTTTAGTAAAACTTGTAAGCTTGACATTAACTTTACCACCATATCTTTCATAATCATAAGATTTAACAGTAAAGTGATTTTTAACTGCCAAATAAATTTTGTAAACATCGAAACCACCATACATATTAATCTAACAAATATTTTGCACTCATTGGGAAATGGTCCTTTAAGTGTTTTGCCATTGGCATTGTTATCATTCTAGTTTCTGCCTGTGTATCGTCTTTGTTTCTTAGATTACATACACGAGCAAAGGCCATTACAGAACCAGTCCAGTACCACTCTGTCATCATATTTTGTGGTAATACCATTCTTGCCATTTCAGGTGCAATGTTCTTTTCTAACATATCATTATATACTATCTTACATGCCTTGGTAATATCTGTAATATCAAACTCTACCTCGGTTTCTGCACTGCCTTGTTTCTTGTTCTCTGCCCTTTCACGCCACATGAAAGGCATATAAAATTGTGGTTCATCATCAACATATCTACGACTTACCTCATTCCACACCAAACCTACTTGGTGTTTAACTAATTGTCTAGCAACAAATATTGGTGCCTTAATTAGAAATTGTAAAGTTGTATGTCCGAATGGTGACCAATGATTATGTTCTGCAAGATACTTAATTAATTTCTCATCATTGTCTTCAAACTTATCTTTTCTTTTATTGAAGGACACTCTAGCTGCGTTCACAACTGATAGGTCACTTCCCATTTTATCAATAATTTCAATATTCATTGTGGTAATGTTCCTGTCGGTTTTTCTTTAAGTAAGTTGGCATTTAAACACTCTGCGTGTATTTTTTCTTTCAATGCCTTTGAAATAAGTCTTGTGACGGTCTCTATCTCTATCTTGTTTTCTTCACAATATAGTACGATAGCATCCATATAGGTTATAGGTCTACGGTCTTTTACAATTCCTTCTATCATCAAACTAAATTCTTTACTGTTCATCTTCACCTTTCGAAATTGTATTAATTAAGTGGTAGTTTATTCTGTTACGAGGAAAACTACCAAAACCCTAAGCGACTAGGCCGCTAATGCAAAGTTATTATCGTTTGCGTTTATTTAGCATTTAAGGTTGCCACCTATTAATCTCTTACAAACTTCTCAACACCTGTCGAATCCTGTATCAGCCCCATCATAAGCACACTCTGTAAATGTGTTTATGGTGGAGCTGGAGGGAATTGCACCCTCGTCCAGTCTGTCTACCATGTTTGTCGTCAACGACTAATTCTTTTATGAAGCAGCTGCTTCAGCATTTTCACTATTGTATTTATCGTAAAAATACTTAATCTCTTCTTTGAGGTCATCCATATAGTCTTTGGTTTCTTTTACAAAAACTTTAGATGAACCATCTTCGCCACCCATTATAATAACAATCTGTTCAATCTTCTGACCAAATATCTCCTCATACATATGTGCATAAGCAGTACATTGCATATAATAACTTTTGTTCCAAGCATCGTTACGCTCTTTGTTGGCAGTTTTGAAATCAATCACTGACAACTTACCATTATATTCTGCAATGCAATCAACTTGACCTGCAAGTGTTAGTTCTTTAGACACCAAGATAGTTTCTAAACAATGAATGTTCTCAACTTGGTCAAGGTAAGGTTTCATAATACGAAACATACCTAAAGGCAATACATCTCTAGTGGATGCTGGTTCACCTTTCAAATAATTCTCAATTAGTGTATGGGTTGCTGAACCACGCCTAGCGGCACGACCCATTTCCCATTTAGCGGCTTCTTCACCAACATTTTTACGCCATGCTACAAGACCTGGTTTAGGTCGTGCATTTAGGACAGTTGTTACAGACGGATACGCCTGACCATCAACTTCATAAAATCGCATACCATTGGTACGCTTGCCTTTGGTTTGAGGCAGCTTCGTTTCATCAATCTGTACAAAATTAGCCATTATTTACTTCTCCATTATTAAGTTTGTATATACATTATATCTTATTATATCTACTTTGGCAAGCCTTATATGCCTTTACCTGTAAGTAAACCATTATAATAATCTCTACTAGCATTTATCTCAGCAATTCTTTCATCATTAAGACTTTTGTCAACTCAAATGAAAGACTTTGCTAGTTCAGTTGTTTCAGTTACACGCCTTGTCCAACCTTTACCAAAGGTATCAAAGGTACTTAACTTCTCATAGTAACCTTGTCTTGCCTCTTGAAAGTTCTCAACTGCCTTTTCTAGTCCAACTTCTTCGACATAGTTTGCAACTGCCTTTAGTGTGTTAGGTCCAATACCACCATCAGCAACTGTGCCAATCATAGTTTGTAGATACTTAGCACTACGGCCTGGTCCTGCATTTACACCAAAATCAAAAACACAAAGGTCCAAACCACTAGGCAAATCATCGCCTTTTATTTTGTCCCAATATCCTTTTTTATAGATTGGTGCTACATCTTCAACTGTTAAGTCTTTCATGTCTTTTGCACCACCAAATTCTTCATATACTCTTTTAGTTACACCAAGATTTGTTTCTCCGCCTGGATCCTTAGGATGATTTACATAACCACCCTCATGGTGTAAAATTGCTTTTAAGCACTTATCATAGTTTTTCTGCATTTTATTTCCTTGTTAGTTTGAGTATTTTCTCAATCTGTGCCTTAATAATTGGTCCTCTGTTTGGCCAATGTATGTAAGGTTCGTCTGACTTAGATAGATTATATAAGAATGGTAATATTACCTTTTCAATCTATTTAAATCTA